TTTACAGTTACCCCGACGGACAAAACAGGCTCGGTGCAGTGCATAACCGTTGATCGCGCTGACGGGCTGTTCCTCGCGGGGCGCGGGTATGTCGTGACGCATAATAGCGAGCAGGACATAAAAACAAATAGTAATCTTACTTTCGACCAAGCGTGGACGTGGTTTCAAACTGGCCCATTGCAGCGCCTGATGCCGGGCGGCGCCATCATTGTGATTATGTGTATGGTCGGGGACACAGATGTCCTGATGGCTGACGGGTCCACAGTAAAGCTAAAAGACATCCGCCCCGGGGATGCGGTGGCGACCTATGAGAACGGTGGGATCGCTACGTCGCATGTCAACAACATGCGGTCAAATGGTTTTGATTCTGTATTTACTATACGAACACAATCTGGCAAAAGCCTTCGTGCAAATGAGAGGCATCCGTTTCTCGTGGACTTCGATGGAGACCGTCGGTGGGTAAAGCTGAAGGATCTACAACCGGGTATGTCCCTTGTAGCAGCGATGGGTGTGCAAGACCCGCGCGATCGCAGTCAAGACCCGGCCTGTGCCGCCCATGCCAAGCGCGAGATGCATACCACCGAAGGAACCCCGGCGCTTCGCGCAAGCCGTTGGGCTTTCATGGCAAATGGAAAGGAAAGGTTTGCGCTCAAGAAGGTTGCACCGAGGCTGCTGCAAGTAAAGGATTTTGCACTGCGCACTATGGCAAGTCTCGCTGGGCCGAAGGCTACAGAGGGGACAAGTACAACACAGAGGCGCGGCGCGCTCGCAGGATCAAGTATCGCTACGGCATCACTATTGAGCAGTATGCGCAGATGGTGGCTGATCGGAATAACCGCTGCGACATCTGCGGCGAGCCACCTTCGGAAGCAAACACCCGAGCGCACTGGAACGGAAAGCTGTGCATCGACCATTGCCACGACACCGGGGTCGTGCGCGGACTACTCTGCAATGACTGCAACCTTACCCTCGGGTACGGAAAGACCCCGCACACGCTGCGCCGCGCCGCTGAGTACCTACAGCGTTTTCTTGGACCGGATAACGGCGATTGAGCCGGCCGGGCAGGAGGAAGTTTTCGACGTTGAGATAGCGCGGACAGAGAACTTCATCGCCAACGGAGTAGTCAGCCACAACACCCGCTGGTCGCTCCAAGATTTAACAGGCAAGCTGATTAATTTCGCTGCCAAGAATCCGGAGTCCGAGCCGTGGGAGGTAATCGAGCTTCCGGCGATCCTGAACGAGAAGTCGCTCTGGCCTGAGCAGTGGCCGCTTGAGTCGCTGTTGCAGAAGAAGGCGGGCATGGACCCGCGCTATTGGAACGCGCAGTATATGCAGCAGCCGACCGCCGATGCGGCGGCCGTTATCAAGCGCGAGTATTGGAATATCTGGGAAGCGGATAAGCCGCCCAAGTGCGAGTGGGTTATTCAGACGTGGGACACGGCGCATGAAGCCAAGACCACCGCCGACTATTCGGCGTGTACTACGTGGGGAATATGGAGTAACGAAGAAGATAACGGCAACATGCACATTATCCTGCTGGATGCGTTCAAGGACAGGCTGGAGTTTCCGGAGCTAAAGCGCGTCGTATTCAAGCACTGGAAAGAGTGGGAGCCTGACGCGCTGTTGGTCGAGAAGAAGGCTGCCGGAGCGCCGCTCATTCAGGAGTTGCGCTCCATGGGCGTTTCGGTGGCAGAATATACGCCGTCGCGCGGGAACGACAAGATAAGCCGGATCAACGCCGTGTCGGATATGTTCTTCTCCGGACGGGTATGGGCGCCGGATACTAGGTGGGCGCGCGAGGTAATTGAGGAAGTTGCATCGTTTCCGGCCGGTGAGCATGACGACTACGTCGACTGCACCAGTATGGCGCTGCTCAGATTCAGGCAAGGCGGCCTTATCAGGCTGGATACGGATGAGAAAGACGAGATGCCACAGTGGCGCGCACGTCGCGCGGCTTACTACTAAAGGACCGGATAATGATTGACAAAAGCGACTACGAAGCCCCTGCCGGCATCCCTGCACTGGCGCAAGGTGAAGCCCCCATCGAGATCGAGATTGTCGACCCCGAGGAAGTAAAGATTGGCATTGACGGGGTTGAGATCGACATTGAGCCGGGCGCTGACAATGGTGCGGTTGAGTTTGACGCCAACCTCGCCGAGTTTATGGAGGACGGGGAGCTGTCGACGCTGGCTTCGGACTTGCTGACCGCCGTTGATAACGACCTGAACTCACGCAAGGATTGGGAAAACACGTACAAGGAAGGCATCAAGCTGTTGGGCTTGCAGTACGAGGAGCGCTCGGAGCCGTGGGAGGGGGCGTGCGGGGTGTTTCACCCCATGATTACTGAGGCCGTTGTGCGGTTTCAGTCTGAGACAATCATGGAGACGTTCCCGGCGGCCGGGCCGGTCAAGACGAACATCATCGGCGCGGCTACCAAGGAGAAGGAAGAAGCCTCCAAGCGCGTGATTACTGATCTGAACTATCAGTTGATGGACGTGATGGTCGAGTTTCGCCCCGAGCACGAGCGGATGCTGTGGAATTTGCCCAGTGCGGGCAGCGCGTTCAAAAAAGTGTACTACGACACCGGCGCGGAGCGGCAAACGAGCCGCTTTGTGCCCGCAGAGGACGTGATTCTGCCCTACGGAGTGTCCGACACCAGCACCGCTGAGCGGCTTACCCATAGGATGCGCAAAACCGACAACGAAATCAAGCGTCTTATGCACGCTGGGTTCTACATTGACGAGGATTTGGGCGAGCCAAGCCGGTCCGTCAACGATTTGCAGAAGGCCAAGGACGAGGAAACGGGCTTCAGCGCCAACAACGACGACCGCTACGAGATGTACGAGGTCCACGCGCTGCTCGAACTGCCTGGGTTTGAGGACGATGGCGATGGGCTGGCGTGTCCGTACGTCGTGACCATCCTGAAAGACACCAACAAGATCTTGTCAATTCGCCGTAACTGGCGCGAAGAGGATAAAACCCGCGCGAAACGCGACCACTTCGTACACTACCAATACATTCCGGGCTACGGGGCGTATGGGTTCGGGCTCTTCCACCTCGTCGGTGGTTTCGCCAAGAGCGCCACGTCAATCATGCGCCAGTTGGTCGATGCGGGGACGTTGTCTAACCTGCCGGGCGGGCTTAAAACTCGTGGTCTGCGCGTAAAAGGCGACGATACGCCCATCGGGCCGGGTGAGTTCCGTGACGCAGACGTGCCCAGCGGCACCCTGCGAGACAACATCCTGCCGCTGCCGTATAAAGAGCCCAGCGCGACGCTGTATAACCTGCTGAACACAATCGTCGAGGAAGGACGGCGGTTCGCGGCTACGGCCGACTTAAAAATTGCGGATATGTCGGCTAACACCCCGGTCGGGACGACGCTGGCGATTCTGGAGCGCATGCTCAAGGTCATGAGCGCTGTTCAGGCGCGTGTCCACTATGCGTTCAAGCAAGAACTGCGCCTGCTCGCTGGGATAATTCGGGACTACGCACCTGCGGCGTATGACTTCGAGGTTGAGGATAACCAGCAGCGCGCTCGCAAGAGCGACTTCAGCCACGTTGACATTATTCCGGTGAGCGACCCTAACGCGGCCACAATGAGCCAGCGGGTCGTGCAGTACCAAGCGGTCATGCAGATGGCGCAGCAAGCGCCGCAGATCTACGACTTGCCGCAGTTGCACAGGCAGATGCTGGCCGTGCTGGGTATCAAGGAGGCCGAGAAGCTGGTGCCTGTCGAGGATGACCAGAAGCCGCGCGATCCGGTGTCGGAGAACTCCAACATCCTCAGGATGAAGCCGGTCAAGGCGTTTTTGTACCAGGACCACCAAGCGCACATCGCGGCGCACATGGCGCTGTTGCAGGACCCGGCGGTCGCGGCGCTCATCGGGCAGAACCCGCAGGCGCAGACTATTCAGGCGGCGCTCATGGCGCACGTCGCAGAGCATGTTGGGTTCGCATACCGCCAGCGTGTTGAGAAGGCGCTAGGGGTGGCCTTGCCCGCTCCGGATGCTGACCTGCCGGAAGAGCTTGAGCTTGAGATGAGCCGCATGGTGGCCGAGGTTGCCCCCCGTCTTGTTGCCGAGAGTCAGGCTCAGCAGGCTCAGCAGCAGGCTCAGCAGCAGGCTCAAGATCCGATCGTCCAGATGCAGCAGCAGGAGTTGCAGATCAAGCAGGCCGACGTGCAGCGCAAGCAGCAGAAGGACGCGGCGGACATCCAGATCGCGCAGCAGGAGTTGGCGCTCAAACAGGCCGAGTTGGCAAGCAAGCAACGCACGGACGCAATGAAGCTGGCGCACCAGTCTGGCGAGTCCGCCAAGCGCGGGCAGTTGGAGATCCTCCGCGAAACCATGCGGTCTAACAAGAAGGGAGGCCCAGATGGACAAGGCGCTTGATATTCTGATTAAGAAGGTGCGCGAGGACATCGCGGCCAGACGAGATGCACTGACCGGGGGGCAATGCGCTACCTTCGATCAGTACAAAGAACTCACAGGGATTATTCGGGGTCTGATCCTTGCCGAGCAACACATATTTGACCTCGCTCGAACCATGGAAGAATCTGATGACTGAAGAAGCCAAAACCACGCCCACCCAACTGCCGCATCCGTCCGGGTGGAAACTGCTTTGCGCCGTACCGCAACTTGACGCTAAGTTTGAAAACTCAGCGCTTATCAAGCCGGATATGGTCGCCAAGACCGACGAGATCACCACAACCGTTCTGTTCGTGATGGCTGTTGGCCCGGAAGCGTATGGGGATAAGGCTAAATTTCCGAATGGGCCGTGGTGCAAGGAGGGCGACTTCGTGCTTGTTCGCGCCTATGCCGGCACGCGGTTCAAGCTGCACGGAAAAGAGTTCCGCCTGATTAATGATGATCAGGTCGAAGCAGTCGTCGATGATCCGCGCGGCTACAGCCGCATCTAAGGGGAAATACCATGTCCAATGAACAGTACCGCTTCCCCGACGAAACTCCCGAAAACGAAGAAAAAATTGCCGTCGAGATCGAGACGGAGGGTGAGATTGACCTTGAAGTAGTCGACGACACCCCTGCGGCCGACAAAGGGCGCAAGCCGCTCGATAAAGAGCCAGACGAAGTTACGGACGACGAAGTAGCTACGTACAGCGACAAGGTCCAGAAACGGATCAAGGAGCTTGCTCACTCGAAGCACGATGAGCGTCGTGCGAAAGAGGCGGCGCTGCGCGAGAAAGAAGAAGCCGTTGCGTTCGCGCAGCAGGTCTACGAAGAAAACAAGAAGCTTCGTGCGGGTCTGGTGGATAACCAGAACAAGAACGCCGAGCTTATCAAGTCAAAGGCGCAGGCAGATCTTGATCTTGCGCGCAAGAAGTACCGCGAAGCGCAGGAAACGATGGACCCGGATACTATTCTGGCGGCGCAGGAAGCGCTTACGGAAGCAAAGATTCTGGTTAACCAGGTCGAGTCTTATCGCGCACCCCCTTTACAAGAAAAAGAAGATAAGGTATATACTGCTCCAGCGCCCCAAAGCGTTCCGGCGCCCGACGAAAAAGCTACGCGGTGGCAATCGCAAAACGCTTGGTTCGGGGAGGACGATGAAATGACTAGCTTCGCACTCGGGGTGCATCGAAAGCTGGTCGGCTCGGGGATCGACCCCCGCACGGACACCTACTACGAGCGCCTGAATGCTCGCATCAAGGAAGTTTTCCCGGAGAAGTTCGGGGAACCACGCAGCGACAAAAAGCCAGCAAATGTCGTCGCGCCAGCTACCCGTAGCTCGGGAGCAAAAAAAGTTCGTTTGACGCAAACCCAAGTAGCTTTCGCCAAACGTCTTGGAGTCCCGCTGGAAATGTACGCAAGGGAAGTAATCAAACAAATGGGAAAAGATAATGGCTGATACTCGCACTGAACGTGAAAACACCGCCCGGGAAGCAATTTCGCGGGAGAAAAGCGTTCGCCAGTGGGCGCCGGCTTCAATCCTTCCTGACCCTAAACCGCAAGCGGGCTGGGACTTCCGCTGGGTGCGTACAAGCCTTCTCGGCCAAAGCGATCCGACCAACTTTTCTGGTAAATCGCGTGAAGGCTGGGAACCTGTCAGGGCTGCGGATCACCCGGAGCTTATGCTGGAAGCCAACAAGGCGGGCAACGTCGAGATTGGCGGGCTTATTCTGTGCAAGGCGCCGAAAGAACTCATGGCCCAGCGCACGGCGTATTACGCTAGGCAAACTCAGGCGCAAATGGATTCGGTCAATAACACGATGATGCGTGAAAATGACCCGCGCATGCCGATTTTCAAAGATCACAAAACCGAGGTCAGCCGTAGTCGGTTTGGCACCGGAAACTCGAACACTTAATTTTGGAGGCCTAAATGGCTCTTATCGCTTCTCCGTACGGACTGCGCCCGCTACAGCTTATTGGCGGCCAATCCTTCAACGGCGGCGTTATTCGGGAGTACAGTCTCTCGGCTAACAGCTCGTCGGCTTTTTTCAACGGCGACTTGATTTCGATTGGTTCGACGGGTCAGCCGGGCGTCATTTCGTCCACCCCCACGGCCATTCAGATTCCCGCGACTTCGGCTAACGCCACCGCAGGTATCGTGGGTGTGTGCGTGGGTGTTCGTTATGTGCTGCCCACCCCGATTCAGCAGCAGACGTTTGGCCAGTTCCTCCCGGCCAATGCGATTACCGGCGGCTACTCGGACGTTTGGATCCGCGTGATGGACGACCCGGATGCGCTGTTCCAGATCCAAGGCACTGCGGCTCTCGGCTCTTTCAACACGGGCTCCAACGGCTCGGGCTGGCGCGGCGCTATCGGCAAGAACGCGCAGCTCAGCTTCGGTACTGCCGGTTCGACCGCAACGGGTAACTCAGGTGTGGCGCTGGTCGTCGGCTCCAACGGTGGATCGCTTGCGAACACGACCACTCTGGCAATGCGTATTGTCGATGTCGTTCAAGGCACGCAGTTCGATCCGTTCCCGGAATTCATTGTCAAGTTCAACCTTGGCGTGCATTCCTACTACAACCCGCTCGGCGTGTAAGGGGAATAAAAAATGGCTATTTCTCGCAGTCAACTACTTAAGGAACTTCTCCCCGGCCTGAACGCCCTGTTCGGTCTGGAGTACAAGCGCTATGGCGAAGAGCATAAAGAAATTTATGAAGTCGAATCGTCCGAGCGCTCGTTTGAAGAAGAAGTGAAGCTTGCTGGCTTCGGTCAGGCTCCGGTGAAGACCGAGGGTTCGGCGATCCAATACGACGTGGCGCAGGAAGCGTTTGTTTCCCGTTACACCCACGAGACGATTGCGCTGGGCTTCTCGATCACTGAGGAAGCGTTTGAGGACAACCTGTACGACTCGCTGTCGTCGCGTTACACCAAATCGCTTGCTCGTGGTATGGCCTACACCAAGCAGGTCAAAGGTGCGGCCATCATCAACAACGGCTTCAACTCGGCGGTTACCTACGGTGACGGTCAGCCGCTGTTTTCGGGCACCTCGACCTCTACCGGCCACCCGCTCGTCAACGGTGCGTTCAACCAGAACCGTCCGTTTACTGCTGTCGATCTTAACGAAACCTCGCTTGAGGCGGCTGTTATCCAGATCGCGGCATGGACGGATGAGCGCGGCCTCCTGATTGCGGCCAAACCCCGCAAGCTGGTGATTCCGCCGGCGCTGATGTTCGTCGCCAAGCGTCTGCTTGAGACTGAGCTTCGTGTTGGGACGACCGACAACGACATCAACGCGCTGAAGTCGATGGGTTCGATTCCGGAAGGCTACACCGTCAATCACTTCTTGACGGACGTCAACGGCTTCTACCTGCTGACTGACGTGCCCAACGGTCTGAAGCACTTTGTTCGGACGCCGCTGACCACTGGCAATGACGGGGATTTCGACACCGGCAACATGAGGTTCAAGGCCCGCGAGCGGTATTCGTTCGGAGTCAGCGATCCCCTCGGTATTTGGGGTTCGCCAGGCTCGTCCTAAGCAAAATGCAGTAAAATCAAGGACTTACGTTCTTGGAAGCCCGCTTCGGCGGGCTTTTTCTTTTTGTGGGTTGACATGGGACCACACGGCGTGTACATTACGGTTTGGCCTTTGAACATATGGAGCCGCCCGTGGCGAATGTGCTGTATAAAATTGTTAACTTGGTAAACGACAAGTTCTACGTTGGTAGTACGACCAACCAAAGAGAGCGTTTTAGGGCACACCGGAATAAGCTGCGGCGCGGGGTGCATCACTGTCGGCACCTACAAGCAGCGTGGAACAAGTATAGTGAAGAAAAATTTGCGTTTGTTGCTTTGCGTACTTTTGAAGATATTGACGCGATGCACGCAACCGAAAATTCTTGGCTTGTTGAACACGTAGGAAAAGAACATTGCTATAACTCCGGAACTGCGGTTAAGTCTCCAATGCTGGGGCGTACACAAGAAAAGCACCCAAACTTCGGCAAGCCCGTAACTGAGGAGCAGCGCGCCCAGATTTCCGAGACGCTGAAGGAGTTCTACGCGGCCGACTACAACAACCATCCTCGCGTGGGCAAGCTACATACTGAAGAGACAAAGGCAAAGATAAGCGCCAGCAAGAAGGCCAATCCGACAAGGTATTGGGAAGGCAAACAGCGCAGCCAAGAGACGCGCGACAAGATCGGAGATACGCAGCGAGGCGTAGCAAAGCCAGTAGGGCGCAAAGTGTCGCCCGAGGGGCTGGCCAAAATTCAAGCGAACATCGACCTAGGCTTGAGCCACATGCACTGGCTGGGCAGAAAGCACACCGAAGAGTCTAAGCTGAAGATGTCCAAGCCTGTGTTTGCTTTGCCAGATGGTGTTTTGTTCTCCAGTCTCACCGCTACAGCGCAGCACTACGGCGTAAAAATGCCCACGATTCGCAGGTCAATCATGTCTGGTAAGCCCATTTCTAGGGGTAAACTTACCGGGCACTCCTTCAGATACGCGGACCGCGATGGCGCTGCTGTTGCGTAGTGACGCGGTGGGTCTGGTCTTGAATCATGCAGAGCCCGCTTCGGCGGGCTTTTTCTTTACTTGCACGCTAACTTCGACTGTGTTATGGTGCAACTACCAAGATACTTTGCTTACCGACTGACTTGGCAGACTCCTCCCTGAGACGGTAAGCGCAAATAAGGGAACGATCATGTCCTTGGCTACTTTTTCCGGTCCGCTTCGTTCTGGCACCGTCCGCTACGGCACGGTTGCTGGTGGCCGTAATACCGGGCTTGTTGCGCTTACGCAGTCTTACGACACGGGTGATCTGACGGGTACTATTGTCAGTAACGTGGACGGCGCGCGGTTTGTAATCCCCCAAGGCTCGCAGATCCTCAACATCTTTGTGGATCAAGTTGTTGCAGCTACCGCTGGCACGACGACCGTTTCGGTTGGCACGACTTCGGGCGGCGCTGAACTGATGGCCGCAGTTGCTACTACGGCCGGTGGGCGTTTCCAAGGCACCGCTACCGCTGCTACCCAGCTTGCTTGGCAGGCTTCCACCACTGCGGATACGACAATTTACGTTCGTGTCGCCGTGGCCACTGCGACGCTGACGGCGGGTCGTTTGATCGTGTCCGTTATTTACGCGCAGCGCAATCCTGACGGTACCCAAGTTCCGGCAGCGGCCTAATCGGTTTTGGGGCTTCGGCCCCATTTATTTGAGGAAAGGCTCATGTCCGGGTTTGCACCGCTTTACGACTCGACTACTGGTCGCGTATCTGCTTGGAAAGCTACGGAAAACGTTGCGCACGTAGCTGCGAATAATGTTTTCTCGGCTATCCGCGACGCCTTTGAGGGATACACCCCGGGGCAGAAGTGGGACCAAGTAACGGGAAGCGGCGACCTAATTTATGTTGACGGCAATGCCGCATCAGCGTCGTACTTGGTCATCAGCAAAAGTCCGCTGGCTGCGCGTACTGAGTCCAGCGTTACGTCAACGGCAACAGTCACGCTACCTATTGAGGTCGACTTTGGGCTGTCAATGTCCCAGCGCACGTTGGGACAAGATTTTTCTGTTGAGCTGGTTGACACACAGCCGCAGTTGGCGGCTGTTGCGGACGTTGCAATCTCTAGCATTACGCAGACCACCACCACGCTGACGGTGGATACTGTGACGGCGCATAATTTGTCCGTTGGGGAGAGCATCGGAATCGTTGGCTGTTCAAATTCTGTTGCCAACTACCCGTCGCTTGTGGTTGCCACCACGCCATCCCCGACGCAGTTTACCGTCACGGCCGGCCCCGGCGGCACGATTGCCTCGCAAACCATCACGAATCCGGCAGGCGCAAAGGGTTCTGTTTACTTCCGTGCGCGCCTTGGTCGTGCGCAAAGCGGTTTGTCCCAAATTTTTGAACGAGCTACGGCAACTCAGGCTTCTTTGTATGTTCGCAGTGCGACGGGCGATACGCTTCCGTCTGGAAACATTGAGGGTAGCCACAGCGTTACCGTAGGCACGACTGCGGCGGTACAGCTTGTCAATTCTGCATACAACTACGCTTTCGGCCCTACCACCGAATACAGTTTTTTGGTGCAAGCGGACCGTACGCAGTGGGTAGATGTGGCAGTAGACGCTACGACGCAAACAGCTTCGCGTCTGTTACGCACACAAGTTTGTCCGGACGACGCCAAGCGCTATAAGCTGCGGATTCGCGCAGTAAACAACGCCGCGCTGACTGTCCCCAACGCGCAGATCGTCTCGGCGGTAAAGACCGGCACCACCACTGCGACCATTACAACGGACGTGGCGCACGGGCTTACTACGACGGATGTTGTTACAATTTACGGCATCCGGGATCAGGCTGCCACGTCTTTCCCAAACTTGCTGACCGCTACTGCGGTTGCCTCAGTTATTGACGCCACCAGCTTCACCATTGTTATCGGTACTGCCGGTACGGCAACAAGCTATGGCGGATACGTTGCGCGGGTGCAGGGCGGTAATCTCCCATCGGCGCTCGGGCACAGTGCGGTCATTTCGCAGTCCGCTACGCTTTCAACGCTGTCGGATGGAACGCGGCAGCTTGTGCTGGTCGGCAACGCTAGCTGGACTGGTTTGCTGATTGGCGATTTGGTTGAGCTGTATGGTACGCGCAATGCGGTTGATGGCGCGACGCTGGGTGTTGACGGGGCGTGGAAAGTAGCCAACGTCGCCACTACTACCCTGACGCTTGTCTTGCCTTATAGTGGCAGCATGGCCATCCCGGCCGACTTCGCTTCGACCAACTGCGGCGGCGGCGTCATCAAGCGCACCGACATGCGGCTTTCGTTTGTGCGCGCAAGTGATTACACGCGAAGCAGAGTGGAGATGCTTGCACGACCGGCCAGTGATTTTTCTGCTGCGGCGCCTGTTGTTGCGCAAGGCGGTACGATTACTACGGTAACTGCGGTCACTACGGCAGGAACTCCCCTTGTTCCGGCAACGCCATATTTCGTAAATTCGCTGGCGACCACCAACGGCGCTTTGATCCTTACCGGCACATCGGGCCTGCAAGCGTTTTGGGCGAGTAACACCGGCGCAACCCCTGCATACGTCAAGCTGTACAACAAAGCGACGGCGCCTACGGTTGGAACTGACGTGCCAGAGATGGTGATTACGGTTCCCGCCACAGGCCAGATCGAGCTTACGCCTGGGTTCAACGGGTATCGTTTTGCGCTGGGGCTTGGTATTGCAATTACGGGCGCCGCCGCAGATTCGGATACTACGGCTGTGGCAGCGGGACAGGTCAAGGTCAAACTAAGCCGCACGGTGTAAAAATGGCCACGCTGTCTGTACTGGCGGCTTTGCCGCCGTATTACGAGGTCTGTGTTGCGTTTGCAAAACTTGAGTTTATTCAACTCATCATCAGCGCGCACATTGGCGCTGCGCTTGCTGCGCAATTGCAAGCATACGCAGACGAGTATGAGGCTGAGTGGCACGACTTAGCTGCCGAGGAATAGAGTGGCTAAGACCCTGGCGTGGACCCGCAAGGAAGGAAAAGACCCGGCTGGCGGCTTAAACGCTAAAGGCCGGGCATCCTACAACAAGGCCAATCCGGGGAAGCCGGGACTGAAGCCTCCGGCTCCAAACCCCAAGACAGAAAAAGACGCAGCGCGACGAAAGTCTTTTTGCGCTAGATCCGCAGGGCAAGCTAAGATGTTTCCTGATGCTGCCAAAGACCCAAATAGCCGGTTGCGGAAAGCGAGAAAAGCATGGGCATGCTGAGCAGCGTGCGGGGTAATTGAAAAAATGGAACTGTTAACATGCACTCGGATAGCGTCGTGACCTACCTGTGGAATGCGCTGCTGACTCTTGGGTCTTTGCTGCTTGGTACGTACCTGAAAGCAACCGGGGACGCGCTGAAAGAGCACCGAGAGCTTCTGGCCCGGACGCGCGAAGAAATCCGCGAGCAGTACGTTCACAAGGAAGAATTGAAGGGTGTTGTTGCACAGCTTAACGCGCGATTTGACCGGCTTGAAGAAAAGATTGATATACTTATCAGGACGAGCAAATGATGCGCCCTTC